TTACCACTTTGCAAAGTAGCAAAGTCATTGTCATCACCTGTAATATCAAAGTTCCATACAACGTTGTCTGCATCAACTAAGATACCTACCATTGCACTTGAACCTGTACAGTTTGTTCCACAACTTTCACCTTGGCCTTGTGCCGCCCAAACTTTACTATTTGTAAAACTACTGTCAAAATCGTTTCTGTCACCTAGTATTACTAAATCAAAGTTTAAGTTTTCTGCACTGGCACTTTCACCTATACCTATGTCAAATATGTTACCGTCACCCTGAATGCTTGAAAGCATATCAGCACCGTCGGCACTATTATCACCTACGTCAAAATCAAAGATGTTTCCGTCACCTAGATTATAAAAATCTAACACAGAAGATCCTGTTCCGTCCAAAACAAGTGCACCAAAGAAATCGTTGTTGTCACCGTCTTGTATTAGGTCTAATATAATATTGTTACCAGTAAGTGTTAAGTCTGCTGATGCTGAACTATTACCAGAAACAGTATTACCTGTACCTGCCTGTAATATTGTTAATACAAGGTTATCACCTTCTTGTTCTATTAACACTTCGTTATCATCTGCAATTACTGGGTTAGACATAAGTCCTATTAATGCGAAGACACCAACCGCTAAGTTTTTAATTATCTTCATTATTTTCTCCAATATTGGTTTTATTATCATTCTTTAATAGAATGCGTTTCCATAAAGGTAAGTCATCTGGATCTTTAGAGAATTGCTCCTCATCTTCCTCGTCAGTAAGATTGCCTGCTTCTTTAAGACTCATCCAGTATGCTTGTTCTTGTTCTGCAACTTGTAAGTCCCAATCCTCAGGGTAAACAATCTTCCAATATCCTCTTTCATCACCTTGTTTAATAAGTTCTAACACCGCGGCCTCGATCGCTGATCGGACTGCAAATGTTACACTTTCATTCTGTGTCATACCGCTTTCAAGTTCTAACAAACGAGTATCCATATCTACAAATCTAAATACGTCTCCTGCTTGACCTGAACTTAATACAGTCTTTTGTGTCTGCACGTTTAATATAACTTCACCTGTAAGTGTGCTCACAGCACGAAGTGATATTACTATGCTATCTCTTCGATATTGGTTTGTTGTCCCAATACCTAGATATCTTGCCCCTGTACCTCCTGTTTCAACATTAGTGTCGTATCCTATTACGCCTCCTTCTAATATCATACCAGCAAATAACATTGGCTGTAGTTCTTGGAACTCCTCTAATCCTTGCAGTTTAGCCTGTTCAGATCGAGTACTTCGAACTATTTGTCTTTCTCTAACTAAGTTATCTAAACCTAGTCCTCTTTCAACTACCCTAAACCAAGTTCCTTTGGCATCACTACCTGAACCTGCCGCCTTTAGAGCGTCTACTAATAAACTTTTTGCGTCTTGCGTAACTGCTGTACTAAAACTAGCAACTCCGTCTTGGCTTTTTCTTTGCCCTGTTCCATCTCCAAATGTATATATAGCAACCACAGGCATAACCTCTGCCGGTGGCAAATATCGTAATTTTCTATACGTGGGTAGTTCTACTTTCTTAGGCTCTTCAACACACTCAAGAAAGTCAGTTTGGCACATCTCATCGCCCGGAATAGCGATACTGGCACAACCACTCAAATATAAAACACCTATCAATGCTATTATAATATTTTTAGTCAAGTTTTATCCGCCTGCTATTTGTCCTATACCTATTGGTATTTCTATTACTGTTATTGTTCCATCTGGGTCTACAATCGTAAGTTTAATTACTTCTAAACCATCTGCGTTTGTAATTACTTCATAAGTAACTGTATTACCCTCTATATCAAATGCTCCACTTGTTGATCCTGTACAACTTATTACAGTTGCTGGATCACAAAACATACTGTCAACTAATCCTTTAGAAATTTGTGAATAGATTCTACTCTCCAAATTTCTAATAAATTTGTTAATTGTACTGTTAGCATCTGCTCTTTCAGCCGCCTTTAATGCCGCTTCTATATCTGCTTTAATTTTATCCTTACGTGACTTTTCTTGGTTCTCAATAGTTAAATAATGAGCACCAGTTCCCTGACCGCTAAAACTAGGATTCTTAAATTTAAATTTTATTTCGTCTGCACTTAATTCTGCAACAAATAATACACCAAGAAGTAAAAAAAGTGTACCAATAACTGCATTTGAAATTCTGTTATTTACTTTTGCTTTATTCATTTTTTCTTCCCCTCAATTTTTTCTAATGCCTCTTTTTGCTTGGCATCTTCTATAATCTTCTGTGTTGCTTTGTATTCTAATACAACATTTACTTTTTGTTGTAAACGGATCATATCTTGATCAAGCATACGAGTTTTATCTATAACTCTTATAAGAGCAACATGCATATCTGCTAATGCAGGATCTATATGCTCACCTATAAACTTCCAAATAAAATAAATGAAATAGCCTAAGCCAACTGCCATAACTACAGGAAATCCGTAGTCGTTAATTAATCCTGCTACATCCATTAGTCTCTCCTCGCATCCACTTTGCCATCTTCAACAAAGTTTTCTGCACGAGCAATTCTTTCAATATCAGGTCTAAGTTCTAAGGCACTACTTACAAGCAGATCAATTTTCATCATTTCATTACTCATTGTACTTGCTCTTGCTTCTAACATTTTGCAAAATCCTGTAAGTGTTTTAACTTGGTCAACGATACCTTCCATAATTTGTTTGATTACTAAAAAGATAAAAAATCCCATGACCAGACTACCGGCGATGGGGCACCTACCTCTGCAATTAATAAAAAGATATCTTCCATATTATTTCTCGTTTGTGTTTACTGTACTCTCTTACACTCGTATTTATCACTTTTTTGTAAGAGAAATTCCAGTCAAAAAAAAGGAGCAACTAAATGCTCCTTCTTTTTTAATTTATTTTTGGTTTACATCATGTTTACTAAAACTTCTATAACACCTTCGCCTTCACCGTCTTTGGCTTCAATTGCTTTACCAATTATTCTTCCTGCTGGTGCATCGTTATCTGCTTTAGCATGACCACTTACTGCTGAACTAACCATTAGGTCACCTTTAGCAACTGGACCTACCACTTTACATGGTACTCTTCCTGCTAATGCTACTGGTAAACCTTCTGCTTCTGCATTCATTAAGTGTGCTGGATCTGTTGATATAACACCTGCTACTGCATGATGTCCTTCAACATCACATGCTGTAATTTCGTGTTCACCACCAAACATAACAACACTTCCTGGCTCTATATCACCATCTGCTTTATATATCTCAGCCAAATCCGCATATTGGGCGTTGGTTGCCGTTGCAGTAATTGTTCCTGCACTAAAGTTACCTGATCCATCTCTTGCTACAACTTTACTTGCTGTATTGGCCGATGTGGCGTCAACTGCAATATCGTCTGCGTTGGCAATAATGTATGTACCTGCACCAACTGCCACTGTTGCACTACCACTTGAAGCACCACCAGTTAGTCCATTACCTGCCACAACTGCTGTAATATCACCTGTTGTAGTTGTGTAACCATAACTTGTAATTTTATCTTGAACTGCCGCCGCTGTCATAAGTACTGAATCACTATCACTAAATGATTCTGAACCAGTTTGTATAGCCGCTCCACCAAAGTCTGCAACTGCTAAGTCAGGAAGTCTAGCACTATTTAAAGTACCTGAACTAATATTACTTGCACTTGTTGTATCTGTTGTTGCTGATGCGGCCAAGCCACTAACAGCACCACTGGATATAGCAATATCAACGTTTGCCGCACTAGTAATACGTCCATCTGTATCTACTGTAATTTGGGAAACAGAATCTGCATCACCATATACACCTGCAGTAACACCTGAACCTGACAATTGTGTTGCACCAATACTTCCTGCTGTAACACTAATAGTACCACTTGAATAAGTAATACCTGTTCCACCAGTAAGTCTTGAATCAACCCTTGCGTTTGTGAAATATAAGTTATTTGAACCTTCACTTAAATCATCAGTGTCAGCCGCCGCAATCTTAACATCAAATCTAGCATCCGCTCTTGCTGATGTATGATAAAGATTACTTGAACCTTCACTTAAATCATCTGTATCTTTACTTCCTAAGTTTAGGTTAGAACCTGTTGCTAATGCTACTCTGGCATCTGCTCTAGCATTTGTATAGTAAAGATTTGAACCTTCACTTAAATCACCTGTGTCAGCCGCCGCTATTCTGGCATCTGCTCTAGCATTTGTGTAGTATAAGTTACTTGAACCTTCACTTAAACTATCTGTATCTGCCGCCGCAATCCTGGCATCTGCTCTTGCATCTGCTCTTGCGTTTGTATAGTATAAATTTGTACCTTCTGCTAAATCACTTGTACTTGCCGCTATTGTAAAGTAGGTACTACCATCTGTGGTAAATTCCCAAATATCAGAACCTTCGTTCCATCTAAGTAGCACGTCAGAGGATGAACCTCTATTTACTTGGAACCCAGCATTTTCACTTGGTGTACCTGATGCATTGTTATTAAGTACAATAATATTGTCATCTACAGTTAATGTTTCTGTATTAACAATAGTCTGTGTACCATTAACAGTTAAGTTACCGTTAAAAATTGCATCGTTACTAAATGTTTTAGCACCTGCTACTGTTTGAGCACCTGTAGTCCTTACTACAGTAGAATCTACTGCAAAAGCACCACCACTGTAACTCATACCTGAACCTGCACTTAGGTGGGCTCTTACTTCTGCCGCACTAGGACCTGTATAAGTAATTGTTCCGCCACTATATCCTAATGAACCATCTCCACCTGCATCAGTAACAGTAATAGCCGATTGGGCTCTAGCATTTGTAAAGTATTGATTATCGCCTTCTGTAATATCTGTAGTTGTTAAACTTTCACTAATTGTAATAGTTCCTGCCGCGTCATCATAAGCAACACCAACATTACCACTACCAGCAATTATACTACCAACTGCATCTTGAGCTCTTTCGTTTGTAAAATATAAGTTACTTGAACCTTCTGTTATCTCATCTGTATTGTCTTTTGTTGCAACTTGGGCATCAACGTATGCCTTAGTAGCCGCATCTTGAGCCGATACCGGATTATCAACATTATTAATGTTGTTACTATTCATGTTAATATTTGAAGCATACTTAACACCACCACTTGATGTGATTGTTTTGTCTGCTGATATTACAACGTCTGTTTTAAGTTGTATATCACCACCTGATGTTAATTCAATGTCACCAGTTCCTGTAGTTAAAATACTAATGTTTTGGTTTGTATCAGCACTAACTTGGATAGTTCCTGAATTATCAGATAATACTTGTTGTCCGTTAACATATAATGATCCTGGTCCAACAAATACATCTTTCCAAACATGAGAAGCACTACCTAATTGGTATGTGTTGTTTGAACTTGGTATTAAGTTACCTGAGAATGCTTCATGATTTACTGCTACTGTTACAGTTCCACTTGAACCACCTCCACTTAAACCTGATCCTGCTGTAACACCTTCTATGTCACCAGCATCATTAGTGAAACTAATTACACCAGTACTACTGTTGTATGCTAAGTCACCACTTACACTAATTGCACTTCTGGCTCTAGCATTTGTAAAGTAAAGGTTAGTTGAACCTTCTGTCATTTCATCTGTATTATCTTTAGTTGCTATCTGAGCCGCTACAAAGGCCTTAACAGATTGTTGTGAGGGAACATGAGTTGCACTATCTGATGCCATGTTGTCTTCATCTTTAATTGCGTTTGCAATTCTGGCATCTGCTCTTGCGTTTGTAAAGTATAAATTAGTTGAACCCTCTGTTATCTCATCTGTATTGTCTTTTGTTGCAACTTGGGCATCAACATATGCTTTAACTGATTGCTGTGATGGTAGTCTAGTAGCACTATCCGAAGCCATATTATCTTCATCAATAAGTGCCGCTGTAATTCTAGCATCTGCTCTTGCGTTTGTATAATAAAGATTTGTATTTTCTGCTATATCGGCTGTACTTGTTGGTAAACTGAAATATGTTGACCCGTCATTTGTAAACTGCCATCTATCTGTACTTTCTTTAAATTGTAATTTTACGTTTGTTGATGTCCCTCTTTCAATTTCGATACCAGCATCTTCTGAGGGGGTTCCTGATTCGTTATTGTTGAGTACTATTAAATTATCATCTACAGTAAGAGTTTCTGTATTAACTGTTGTTTGAGTTCCGCTAACTGTTAAGTTTCCACTTACAATTAAGTCTGCAAATGTTACATCACTTGTTGTTGCAACTGCCTGGCCAATACTAATTTCACCTGAACTTACTGTTACACCAGTTCCACCACTAATATGTGCTCTTACTTCTGCCGCACTAGGACCTGTATATGTGATAACACCTGTACTGTTGTTATATGCTAATGAACCATCTCCACCTGCATCAGTAACTGAGATTTTACCTCTGATTACAGTATCTGCCATTCCTAATGTGCCTGAACTTGCAGTTAAATTAGTTCCTGCCATTCCTGAAACTAAATCAGCAATACTTTCTTTCTTTGAACTATTATCACTTGCATCTATAATTGGTATGCTGTCTGCATCTACGGCTACTGCGGCCGCACTTAGTTCATTTAAATCTAAATTAATAGTTGCATCGCCTGATGTTGATCCACCACTTAAACCATTACCTGCTACTACGGCTGTAATATCTGCGCCACCTAATGCTGATACTTCTGAAGATTTCGCTAGTGGGATACCACCTGCTGTCGAGCCGTCATGTACTACGACCGTATTTTTTGTTGTATCGATCGTGATCTCACCCGCTAAACCAGTAAAACTGTTATGTTGCGTAGTGGTACCTCGTCTCCTTTGAATTGCTGTTGCCATTTTTTAACCCCTAAAATTTGTTTGTAAGCAAATATTCTTTATTGTATTTATCATTTATCTTAATATCCATTGTTCTATGTCGTCACTTACGTCTTTGACTTTAACCCAACTAGGATTTACAATTTGTCCTTTCCATAAATTGGTTGTTCCAATCATACTGACAACTGCCCATCCTCTTTTACGTCTGTCCACGTACTCCTGCATAGGATCAAACATATCATTAATTTGTTTGTAATGCATATCATTTCCGTCTTCATCTGTTTCGTAAATAATTGCATTATCTGGTAAAGCAAAATCTTTATCTAAAGATTTGATATAGTGACTGTGTAAAACACCAACATCATCTATCCATTCTACGACCTTATATTTAATTTTAGCCGCTTCTTTATCTTCACCATAATAAAATTTATGCTTCCAACTATTCCATCCTGCATTTCCAACTATTGCCGCTGACTCTGTAACAACACCTATAACATCATCTTCTTCTGTTGCTGGTATTAACATGCCGTTATCATCTGTTGCAACACAAAAACCATTTCTGTTTTCGTTTTTCTTGTTACCGTCTGCCCATTCAAATAGTTCTGCATAACCTGTTCTATTTGAAAACACTCCTGTCTCTGTATAAACTGTGCCTTCGCCATCTATTTTAAATAGTGGTATGCCTGCTTGTCCTTTTTCTGTTCTGCTATTTGCTTCTAAAAATTTAAACTGCTTACCTTCTGGCCCTTCCGTTTGTAAATTTAATAAAGTACCTGAAAAATATTTACTTTTAGAGTTTACATCTACTCCTATATTATCATTCCTTATATTTGTAATTTTTAATTTACTAACTTCATCATTGTTCATGTCGCCTAGTGTTAAATTACCTTCACTAGTAAGATTCAACCCTTGTCTGTTTCCTCTACTAATTGCTCTAAACACAAAAGAATTATTATCATCTCCATCACCTTCTACAATAAGTCCTCTTGTACTATTCTTACCTGTAGTAGGCATTGATGCTTCACTAGGATAGTTTGCTCTAAAGTGAGCACTTCCTACACCAACTGTTCTAGGCGCTCTTAATCCAAATCCTATTGCACCTGTTTTGTTTGCACTAAGGATATTATGTTTATCTTCCTTAATTGCAAACCCATCTAAGTCGGAAATAAACCTATATGTCTTTTCACCTGTTAATGATAATTCACTTCTTGTAAGTGTTGCTTCTGCTTTGTTCTTTTCTTCTGTTTTCTTTCTACGATTTTCGTAATCTACTTCTTTTCTTATTTCTTCCCTTAACAAATCCATATCTACAAATGCATCTGTGTTTTGTTCAGGTACGTCTATTTCTATGGTTAATAGTGCTTCTTCTAAAGCAGTTTGCATTTCTTTTTTTAATTCTCTTTTTAAAGATGCTTTTAACTTTTTAATATCTGCATCTGCAGATGTTTCAGTTTTTGTAACTTTCTTCTTTGTAACTGCCTTTTTATCTGTTGCAGTCTTTTTTGCTCTTGGCATGTGTGTTCCTGTTTAAAATTAATTAACTAATTACTGCTCTATCTTGTATCCTTCTCCAGTTAGTACCATCATAAAAAGCCATTGTGGCACCTCCTGTTTCATTACTTACAAATATCATATCGCCTGGACTCATACCAGTAATACTGCCTGCTTCAGTGACTGTATAACTATCATGTGCTGTAGGCATTCTGTCATCTGTAGTAATGATGCCCATATCAATTGTTACATTAGTTGCTTGGCTAACTAAACCATAATCTTCTACATGACTAAATGTACCCAATACATCTAAATTAGTTACGGTCATTGTATCTGTACTTGACGTAAATGTTAAATTAGATGCCGCACCTAAACTTCCTGCATCATTAAATTGTATTTGAGTATTACTACCTGCAGGAGTTGGATTGTTTGTAGCAAAACTTAATGTACCAGAACCGTCAGTTACTAAAATTTGATTAGCAGAACCGTCTGCTGAAGGTAAACTATATTCACTGTTTACATTTACTGTACCTGTTACAGTTATACCTGTGGCACTTGTTTCTAACTTGGCGGCATTGTTGTGATAAAATGTTTGAGCACCGCCTGAATTTGTTGCTATTGCCGTTTTTGTTCCTGCGGCATTTTGTATATAAGTAGTACCTGATCTTAGGAATATAGATCCTGTTCCAGCATCATCTATATAACTATTTGTGCCATCGTGATATATTTCTAAATCACCGCCTGTTCCGAATTTTGCTTTAACATTATCTGAATATAGAACTTCGTTGCCTTCTACTTTAAATACTTCCGAACTGTTATTAGCATTATAAATTTTAAATATCGGATCACTGCCACTGCTGTTATCTCTCAGTCTTAATTGTGTAGCAGAGCCATTTGAGTGCTGTACATCTAAATACGCACCACTAAATTTTAAACTTGGGTTTGTTCCTAATCTTAAACTACCATTTACAAATAGTTTTTCATTAGAACTAGTTGAGCCGACGGAGACTGTATCGTTAGTGCTGTCTACATATAATGTACCAGAATCAACGTTCAAGTCCGCTAAAGTACTTCCTACACTTACCCATTCACCGTTATAGATTTTTAAAGTTGAATTAGAACTATCAATGTATATATCTCCATTAGAGAGATCGCTTGATGGTTGGGTGCCGGTGGATATTTTTGAACCGGTAGAACTTTTTCCGATCTGAAATTCAGATTGTGTAGTTCCCTTAAAATTTCCAAAAATCGCCATACTTTTATGTCCAGGTCAGTTCTAGGAGTTGTAATAAGGACACCATGCCTTACGAACCCTAGTCTGTGTCCTCATGATGTTCATGAGTGACGACACAGTCTTCTCCGTCAATACTATTTATCTTTCTAACTAGTTTTAAGTGGTTTAGATAGTTCTTCCCAACTGGTTTCATAATCGCTGTCACCATCTGCATATCCCATTACACCTAGTTTTTCATATTCAGGTATAAGTTCGTCTGTGAGTAGTCCTATTCTTTTTAGGTTGGGCATTATTCGACTGAATAATACATCTTGAAATTGTGTTTGAAATATAAATTCTTTTTGGTATTCCTCTGTTGATTCTAAATCCATACCATATTTTTCCCAAACATCATATGCTCTTAATCTGTTTCTGCTTACAGTACAGGCCTCTAAGGCAAATTGAGCTCTGTCGTTACGTTCTTCTTCTGTGAGTGTTTGTACAAATTCTTCTAAGTAGTTTACACCAAATGTCACATGTCTTGCTTCATCTCTAATTATGTAATCTAGCATTTGTTCATATACAGGATCATTAGTTGCATTCTTGGCCGCATTAAAGGCCGCAAGTGCTAATCCTTCTATAACAATTTGCATACCAATAAACTTTAAATCCCAACGTGGATCTGTAAGTATTTTGTCTAGTAGTCCTTTAAGTGCTGTGCCTATAGGCCAGGTGCGTTTAATTCTAGTTTGTAAGTATTTGTTAAAGGCTTCTACATGTCTTGCTTCATCAAATGTTTGTGAAGCCGCATACAGTTTAGCATTAAACGTAGGCGCACATGAGGCCAATTGACTTGCTACTAATAAAGCACCTTGTTCGCCATGTAAAAATTGACTAGTACTCCAAGCATTTAGATCTCTAATAAACTCTAGTTTCTTTTCTTTGTCCCATTCAGCATACACAGGATGATTGTTCCACTGGTTGTTTTCAAAGTCAAATGCTTCTGTATCTATATCTGGAAACTCAGGTGTCCAATCAACATCTACTTCTACATTCCAATTAAGTTTTTTACCTAATTCGTATAGTTTTTTAATGCGATTATCTTGTACTGTATAATCCCAATTATAAGTACCTGTTAAAGGAGTTTCAAATATCTCTACAATATCTGTGGGTTCTAAATTGGCAGGGTATTCGCCATCATGTAACGTGATGTCTTGAGGAGTATTTGTCCTCAAAATTTTCATTTAATTATTGATCTTGTGGTTTTTGCTTTGTTATTTGATCAACACGATTAAAAGCATTAATACCACTATCTGCTAATGCTTTAAGCATTTTCATAATATGAGCCATACTACTTAATTCTTTAGCACTAGCACCTTGACCTGCGGCCATTTTCATATTAAGTCTAAAGAACATTTCAATATCACCTGTTCTCATATTATTTTTTCTCAAGTATTGTCTTACAACAGATTTTTCTTGGTCAGTAAATGAGTAATCAGACGCATATGGTTTTTCACTTTGTCTTACACCTTTTTTAACTGCTAAATTTTGTGCTCTTTTTAACCAATTAACAATAATAGGTCTTTGTCCACCAAACCCGTCTGGTTTCTGAACAGCACTACCCATGCTTCCTAGTCCTGAATAATAATAAATTGCTCCTAGATCTAAGTCACTTAAACCGTATTTTTGTGCAAGAGCACTCCATTCGCCATTTAATTTTTTAATATATTCATTTAATGCACCAGTAAGTTCTTTACTTTGAGGACTTGCTGTGCCAATAGGAGCATCACCTGGTAATGTACCTTTTATAGATGGTCCGTCGTTATATACAAATTCTTGACTTGAAGGATCAAATTCTTTAATAGCATCAAAGTCAGGGTGTGATAATATTGTAGGAGGCGTATTAGCAACTGCATTTTTAAACCAGTCTTGCAAATCTGCTCTTATATTTGGATTTTGTTGCATAAAACGATCCATATTATCTTCCATATTAGGAATCAAATTAGGTTGCCTTCCTGTTATTGTTGTATAACTAGAAGTTTGTGATGCTTTAGCAAATCTATGTTTGCCTTGTCCAGGATTTTCTCTAGGGACACCTAAAAAGTTTTTATCAATTGTTCCCTGTCTGTCTACATCTATATCACTAATAGGAGCCTCTGAAATAACTCCTTCCATAAGGTTAATTAATTTTCTCATATCGTTCATACTATAATCTCCACAATTCCTGTTCCAGCATCTAATTTGCTTTCTAATGCTCTACCAATAATTTGTAAACCATTTACATTATTTATCTCCGGAGCAACCATTCCATGCCCGTTCATTGGACCTGAAACAATGATATCTCCTTTATTTACATTGCCTGTTACTTTACAAGGTACTCTACCACGTAATGCTACTGCTACTATATGTTCGCCTTCACAGTTTGAATTCATTAAGTGTGCTGGATCTGTACTTACCACTCCAATTATTTTAAAACTTCCTGCTTCATTTGATTCGGTTACTTCGTGTTCACCGCCTATAATTAAAACTGTACCTGGTTCGTAGTCAGCATCTGCAACATAATTTTCCGCCAAGTCAGCATATTGGGCATTAGTTGCCGTTGCTGTAATAGTACCTGCCGCAAAATTGCCTGAACCATCTCTTTTGACTATTGTATTTGCTGTATTGGCTGTTGCTGTATTAAGAATAATTTTCAGATCTCCAGTATTAGGAGTATCAATAGTGTAAGAAACATCATCACTATTTTGAAATTTCAATACTGTGCTTTCACTCATTTGGTGATATGAACTAGGACCTGTTTGTATTTGAATGTCTCTAGTATTTTCTGTACTATAACCGTAACTTGTAATTTTATCTTCAATAGCCGCTGATGTCATTAACGATGTATCGTCATTACTAAATGATTCTGAAGAAAGTTGTATAGATCCTGGATTAAAGTGGGATATTGTTAAACCTGAAGCACTAAATGTTGTTCCTGATAAACTTAATCCAGTTCCAGCAGTATATGTAGTGTTAGTATTTGTGTCTACCCAAGGTACATTTACAAATGCTTTTCCACTATCTAATTCTACAGGATAATTTTTACTATTTTCTGTATATCCAACCTTTATACCACCATATGCTGAACTTGATGCTTCTACTAAATCTATAGTTTGAGTATGGGCACCAGTAGTTGTATTAACACTTCCTGATAGTCCTACTCCTGCTGTAATATTAACTTGGGAAATATCACCTACTTCTGTTAAACTTAAAACACCAGTTGAACTATTATAACTTAAAGGTCCAGTGGCACTAATTGCCGCTCTTGCTCTTGCTGTTGTATGATAAAGGTTTGTACCTTCTGATAAATCACTAGTTGACTTAGCAGTAAATCCTGCGTCTACTCTGGCATCTGCTCTTGCGTTTGTATAATATAAGTTATTTGAACCTTCTGATAGTGAATCTGTATCAAAAGCACCCATGTTTACAGCGATATCGTTTGTATTTACTGTAATACCTGTTCCTGCACCAACAGCCAACGTAACATCACCTGATGAACCGCCGCCAGTTAAACCAGCACCTGCTGAAACTGATGTCATATCACCAACATTGTCTGCCGCAATAGTTACAGTTGTTCCACTATGACTTGTGGTAATTCCTGTACCACCTGCTATAGTTACAATATTACCTGAAGGTACTCCAACGGAACTATTTGTATCTGTATTTAAATTTAAAGCATAATTGTTTGCTGTTGTTGATATTACACCTGTGCCACTGTTATAACTAATTAATCCTGTACCACTTAATAAACTTCTAACTCCTGCATCTGATCTTTCTGTAAATGAGAATGCACCAGTACTATTATCGTATGCTAAAGAACCACCTGCCGAGAACAATCCTCTTATTGTAGCATCACTTCTATCTGCATCTGTAAAACTAAATGCTCCTGTATTACTATCGTAATTAATACTTCCACTGGCACTAAATGCACCTCTAATTGCACTTATATCGCCTTCAACTGTTACAACGTTACCTGATTCTGAAACATTAGTATATGCACCACCGTCAATACTTTTAACACCGTGATATGTAACGTTACTTGCAACTCTGCTACCTGCATACATGTTAAGGCCTGCTGAGCCAACATCTTCAACTGATCCAACACTTGCTGTTGGAGTAATTTGTTTTTGAACTCCGTTTATATAAATGTATGCTTCGTTACCTGTTGAATAAATTGCGTTTGCTGTTGTAGTTGCGGCTGTAGGAACAATTAGTTTTCCTGTAAATGTTTTATCACCTGCTAAACTTTGATTACCTGTTGTTCTTATTACTGTGGAATCGACTGCTATATTTCCACTAGTTGTATTATAGTCGATACCATCTTGTCCTTGCATGGCGCTTCTATAAACAGTTGATGTTGGTCCTACATAATGCATTTGACCTGTTGAATCATTGTATGTGAAATCGCCGTCGCCTGTATTTGTGCCTACACTTAAATGAGCTCTGACTTCAGTAGCACTTGGACCTGTGTAAGTAATAACACCTGTACCGTTATTGTATGATAATGAACCATCCCCTCCTGCATCTGAAACACTAAACAATGCTCTAACACTTGCATTAGTAAGTTCTATATTGTTCGCATTTACTGTAATACCATATCCGGCACCAACTGCTATATCACCTGTACTAAATGTTAAACCTGCACCGCCAGTAATATCTGATAATAATAGCATATCATTGTATGCTGTTCCATTATTACTAAACTGCCATCTGTTGCCTGAACTGTTCCATTTTAAGTTTGGATAGTTACCACCGTAATTACCTTCTACAAATATTTGTGCATCTGCATTTGAACTTGCACCATCTCTAAGTGTTAAACTTGCTGTTGTAATTACTGAATTTGTTTCTGTTGTTGCATTCAGTGTTGTAACTGTAATATCACCTGTAACGACTAAGTCACCATCTACTGTAAATCCTGCAACATCTCCTGCACCACTAAAATCTACATCTCCTGTGAATGTTTGATTACCACTAAATGTTTTAGCACCAGATATTGTTTGTGATCCTGTAGTTCTAACTACAGTATTGTCTACAGAGATTGATCTACTTGAAGAAATATCTCCAATTGTATTTGTAATACCATCACCACCTGAAAGAACTACACTACTGTGATCTACATGTTCGTTTGCTACAAAGCCACTTAAATTATCATGAACAATAGCACTATCATTTGTACTAATTGCTCCACCAGAATAATTTATACCTGTGCCTGCACTTAAATGAGCTCTAACTTCACTAGCACTTGGTCCTGTATATGTAAATACACCTGTTGTATTGTTATATGCTAAACTTCCGTCACCACCTGTATCTGTAACACTAAAATATGCTTCAACATCTGTTTGTAAATTTGTAATTTGAGAAGTTGCTATTTGTATAGGTGTTGTTGCGGCTGTTGTTAATTGTCCTAATCCGTTTACTGTAAATGTTGCTACACCTGATGCACTACCATAACTTGCGGCTGTAACACCTGTAGTATCCATGTTTACTGTTGGTGTTGCACCTTCTGAACCAGACCCTGTTACTGTTAATCCTGTACCACCTGTTAATGTTGCAAGATAACTTCCTGTAGTATCTGTTCCTAATGCTACTGAGTTAGGTTGAATTGCTGTTGAAATTGTAGCAGTATTTCCTGCTCCTATAAATGTTGCACTACCTACAACATCTCCTGATAATGCTACTGTAACAGCACTTGTAAATTGTGTTGTATTTGAACTTGAACCAACTAAATCACCTTGAAAGTTTGTTGCTGAAATATCTTTATTAAATGTTACAACATTACTTGATGTATTGTAACTAATATCTGCAACGTCTGTACCTGTACCTGTTAAAGATAATTTGGCCGTAACTGCATCACCATCAGAATTAATAATAAACTGATCAGTTTCTAATCTATTAATTGTTTGTGTAGTTTCAACCTGGGTAACATTACCCTCAATCGTCAGGGCGCCTTTAATGACTAGTTCTTCGTCACTGTTGATATAAGTCTTTCTTGTTGCCATTTAATTAGTCCTATGGTATTTACTTTCTATAAGACTATTTATCAATATAATGCCAAAAGATTTTCAAGTCAAAAAAAAGGACTCCTGAGAGTCCTTTTTAATGTTTCTATTGAAACTGTTCTAATAAGTCTTTTAAGGCTTACTGGAATGCAACGTTGGACAATGTTATTGCATCAACGTAGTCTGCCGCGTTACCCAATGAACTTGCTGTGTTAGTAAGTTCTTTATAACCATATCTTGTCATAAATGACACTACTGGTTCAAATGTGCTTGGGTCCATTACTGGGCCTGTGCTCATTAGTGGGATATAAGGACAATAGAATGCTGGAGCATCAGTTTCGCTTGATCCTTTGTAACCAACTAGTACTTTAGTACCGTCAGCCGCATAGTTATCTACGAATACTTTGATTGTTCCGTTTAAAGTTCCAACAAACTTAGTGTTTGTAGGTGCTTCAAATGAACCTTCTGTTGTTCTTGCGAATGTTGAAGTTGACGCACTTTGTAAGATTGTCAATGCTTCTGGAGATACAACGATATAGTTACCAGCACCACGTCTTGTTCTAGCCGCGATTCTGTTAGCCGCTCTGTTGATCTCAATAGCCATTACAGCATGTCTGTCACCAACGTAAGTTTGTGTGCCAGTTACTGAACTAAAGTCTAGAGCTGTTCCAGACCCTGCTAGAGTTCTTAGTGAACCGATAATTTCTTGGTCGATTTCAACTACGATCTCTTGTGCTAAGGCTTGCATAATTTCTGCTTCAACGTCAACGCCGTGCATAGATTCTGCATCTTGAGCCGCCTCAAAAGTCCATCTTGCTGATAACCTTCTGGTTTTCGCTTCAACAGTTTCTTTTAAGATTTGAATGCTCATTTTTCTACCTGGGTTACCCTCAGCCGCCGCTGTAGCGTCTGGAGATCCAGCATATGTAGAAGCAAGTTTGAAAGGACTTAATGCCTCATCACCTGCTGTTGCTCCACCACCAGTTTCAGAATATCTGACTCTTAGTGTATGGATTTGCCCTACTGGGCCAGTCATTGGTTGTACACCAACTAGTTCGTTTGCGATTACGGAAGGCATAACCCTTCTAATCAAAGGTAACATAACCTTGTTTAATGTTGCTACTGAACCAGCACCTGTGGCACCTGCTGTTGCGGCCTCTGACAAATGTCTCTTTGTGTTTTCGAGGACGACATCTAAAGAAGATTTTCTGTTTCCAGAAAGTCCTTCAAGCAAAGCATCTTTAGTTGCTGACCAGTTGCTTTCAAATAAGTTCGCCATTTTTTAACTCCTAATTTATTTTGAAAGTCCGGCTAGTTTACGGATCATATCTATTTCTACTATATCATCCGCACTCTTGTCATCGGCTTCTGTAATAACAGTCGCCTTATTACCAGTGTGTTCACTAGTAACGGATTCTGACAATGTTTTCTTTACTCTTGGTGTTTCTCCATCTAAAACTGAAGGCAAGTACTTGTTAAAGGACTCTTCCAGTTTCTCAGTTTTAACACTTTCAAGTAAGTCTGACATAATTTCTTTCTTCTCTTTACCTAATGGTGCCATTAGACTGTTTAATGTATCTTTACGATTCATTTTGTCTTCTGCTATTCTTAACTTAGATTCAGTTAATTTAACTGCATCTTCTTTCTCAGCAATTACTTGCTCAGATTCATTAAGTTTAGTTTCCATTTCAGCAATTTCTTTTTGTATTTTCTTGATTTCTTTTGCTTCATTCAAGTGGCTCATACCAAATTCATTTGCAAATGCTTCAAAAATTCTGCGACCGAAGTCATTTTCACGTGCTTTAGTAATGTCATCACGGAATGATTTAACTTCATTAACAATTACGCCATTGACAACGTTTTCAACTTTGTCTGCGGCCTTCTTAATAAAGTCTTTTTTCGCTTCAGCAAGTTGTTTTTTGCCTTCACGTACCATTTTGACTTTTTGTTCTACTAAAGATTTTTTATCTTCGTGGAACTCAGAAAGTTCAGTTGCTAATTGCTCTGCTACAAAATTATCTAATTTTGCAACATGCTCTGTAGTTCTGTCTCTATCTGCTCTAAGTTCTTTAACTTCTTTTGCAACCATTTCAGTTACAAATTTGTCAAGTACTTTAGAGTGCTCACTAATTGCTTTGTGATACTTTACTCGATCACTTGCTAGGGCTGATCTTTCTTCAACCATTTCAGAAATTTCTGCTTCTACTTTTTCAGTAATAAAGTTGTCAACTGCTTCTACGATTTGACTTTTGTCATGATCGTATCGCTGTGCAAACTCTTCTCTAAGTTCTGCAGTAAGTTCTTCTCTGGCCTCTGAAATTTTACCTTCCCATGCTTCTTGAAGAGCAGACTTCACATCTTCTGTTAGTTCTGCGTTCTCAAGTAGTTCTGTAAAATTCACTGTCATAGTAGTCTCCTACTTATATTTTTAATTCGTTGATGAAACCAGTGATTGCTTTCATCAAGTGTTTCTCTGCACTTTTATCTACTGTTAATGCTTTGGCAGTATCAAATATTTGACTACCGCCTCGCATATTAAATAAACTTTCATATATAGTTTTTGGATAGGCATCAGGTGCACTTGGTTGTGCCACAATGTCCACTGTTACAATATCAAAGTCGCTGACCTGTCCACTTCCGCCGACATTTCCGCTACCTCTACTGCTTACACCAAGATTTGCTCCTGCAGTTAATAATGCTCTTGCAATATTTCCCATCGGTGTATCTATAATTTTAAGTTTGCCAAGACCGTTTGCATCTTCACAATACATGTCAGTAATTATATGACTAACACGGTCTAAATTTATCTGTAATTCTTCAGGGTGATCTAACTCTCCCATCACAGTCTCGCCTTTTGACAAACGAGCCTTTACACTATCAACAGCCTTTTGTATCTCATCCTTGGGATATACTCTACCATTTTGGTTTTTTACATCACCTTGAATGAATAAACCAGCCATAAATAAGTCCTTACCGTCTTTGGATTCCATTACCTGGACTCCAGACTGTTCGGGACTTAAATATTCGTATAGTTTATTAGCCATTGCTTACTCCTACTTTTAGTAAATCAGTAATTATACTGATTTTTGATCAACGTTTATATTGTCTGTAGGTGTATGATCTTTTGCACTCTCTCCGTGATTGCCTTCGCTACCGTCTTTTAAGACTGGTGCTTTAACTTCATCACCGACTTTAGTTGGCGCAGGCATTTTCATACCTTCTTTGGAATCTTCGTTTCCGCCTTTTGGTGCCGCTACATTATCAGAAAGTTTAGTTGCTTCTTCAACAACTTCGTCACTTTCTTCAGCAATTTCTTCGTCTAGATCATATTCAACTGATTCTAGATCAAGTTCGTCGCCCATATCCATGTCTGCGTCCATTTCTGCTTCTTCGCCGTCTTCCATATCACCTTCTTCGTCTGATAAGAGTTTTTCGAATTCTGCTTTAAGTTCTTCAAGTTCGTCCTCAAGATCGTCAACTTTATCTTCTAAGTCTTCGTCCTTATCGGCTTCTTCTTCAGACTCTTCAGACTCTTCTTCTTCGAATTGTCCTGTTTCGTCTTGTTCGATTTCGTCTTCTAAAGTTGATGTTTGATCGATTTCTTCTTCAACTGCTTCTTCTTCTACTTCTGCAGTTTCCTCAACCGCTTCTTCTTCAGATTCTTCAGCCTCTTCAACTGCTTCTTCTTCTGATTCTTGAGATTCTTCAACTTCTTCCGTTGCTTCTTCTGAAACGTCTTCGTCTAGAACTTTTTCATATTCTGCTCTTGCTTTTGCAACAACATACTCATGAAGCATTTCTTCCGCTTTTTCGTTTTCTTCTGCTAGGAGAAGTTCAAGAATTTCTTCTAATTTACTTCTTGATTCTGACATTGTGGTCTCCATTTAAGATTGTTTTACAGGTCATAGGTTATTCAATCCATGAACCTGCTTGTTTAGTACTTAGTGGTATGTTGTGTTTTTATGTTAAAAACGGTGTGATTCTGATCATTCTGACCAGATTATTGTGATTTGCTATACTATTTATAGTTATATTAAATTTAATTAAACTAGTTTAAATTGTACCTTGTGTAGGCGTAGCATACATGATTTTTTGAAATTTCTCATGTTCTACATCTTCTGCACGTTTTATTTCTTTTGCTTTCCTTAATTTACCTAAAGCCTCTAAAGTTAATTTAGGTGTTCTAGTGTCCTCTTCGTTACGTTTAACGAATTGATCAAATTCAGGATTGTAAAATTCTACTAGTCTCATTATATCTCCGTAGTCCCAGGTGGTACTTCACCGCCTGTTCCTGCTACATCAGTATTTATGCCTAAGTCACCTTCTGGTGTGTCTTCTATACCAGGAACAGCCATTGGATCTATTTCTGTATTTAAATTAACAGCGGCATCAGGCTCTGGTCTTACACCTATATTTCTTAGATCCATATTCTTAGTATCGTCAACAAATTTCTTATAATCGTTCTCTTTACGCCATAATGCTTCGTTATCTTTCATTTCATCTTCTGATAAACCGAGATATTTCTTCATTTTAAATTGATTCGATAAGTGTGGACTAGCGGCCAATGTATTATATAAATTGGCTCTTTCTGTATCTAATTGTAAATCTCTATAAGAACTAAAGTTCATTGGCTTATTAAATGTAAGGAAGAACTCTGAAGAATCTATTTCTATTCCTCTGTGTTTGAGGAACATCTTAAACTCTCTGTCCATGTCTTCTTGTATTTGCTTTTGCAGTCTTTCTACATATCTTGCAAATCTATATTCTTGGATATATGCTATACCAACTTTACCGTCATTATAAACACTACTTCCATCTTCTGGTCCTGTTGGTAAGTATGAACTTGGTACTCTAAGTCCTCTTAATAGTTTATTATTAAAGTATCTTAAATCGTCTATTTGTCCTAGGTTTTCTCCGCCTGGTAATGTATCTACTTTAGAGCCTCTACCATCTGCCGTTTGAGCAAAGAAATAATCTTCTAACATGCTCATTGGGTTATAGGCCGAATCTGCAACACTAGAGCCGTCTGACTTCTTGTTAGGAACACGTTTTTGCTGTACTTCGTACTTAACTTGTTCTAAATATTGTCTTGCTTTGTGAGGTGGCATATTACCTACGTCAATCATAAACACTCTTCTTTCTGGTGCTCTATGTACTCTGTAAATAATAATACTATCTTCTAGTAATTCTTTTTGTTTGAAAACTTTAAAAATTGGTTCTAATATACTAATTCCAAAAGGCCATGAATGATCCATACCTTCTGTTAAACTAACATGTACAACATGTTCTGCATCTACTGGTGTTCCTTGATCTACACCATCTATTGCTCCAGTCATGTAATTGCCTGCTTGACTATTAACTGAGCTCATTGCCGCATTTAATCCTTGTCCACCACCATATGGTCTGCTATGTAAAGCCGCTGGATTTGTTGCTATCATTTCTTCAAAGTTAGGTGCTAGTTGTTTAACAAAATATGTTTCTATCTTTTTGCCGTCTGTTTCATTAACAACGACCTTTTCTATATTTGCTGGATCTGTCCAGTATAACTTATATGTTTCAGGGTCTCTTATAAAGAATTGATCTCCGTATTTAATTGTGCTACGGAATATTCTAAATGCTCTTTTATGCAGTTCATTGAGTCTGCACCATTGAGTTAGTGTTTTATTAAGTATTTTTTGTTCTGTATCAGTTGGGTCAGTTACATAGTTTAATTCAAATGGAAGTCCACCGTAATCGTCTTCTTGTGTGCCGAATTCTGCAATAGTATCTAAGGCCGCATTTATTTCTAAATCGTTATCCATTTGATCGTACTGGATATACCTCATAAGTCTGTTGGGACTTCCTGCATATACTTCAGGTAGCCAACTAGCATATCTGCTGGTAGCGGCACCTACACCCCTTTCGGTAGTGCCTTGAACATTAAGTGGTAACCCACTATTATCAACAGACGTAAAATATTTTTTCCAACTCATTTATTAATTTCCTTAATAGTATATTACACTATTTATCATGAATTGTCAATTGATTATTTGTATATTGAAAGAATAATGGCTCTAGGCTTGTTTTACCTTAAGACCAGCATCTACCATTTGTGCAATTTGCTTGTTCAAACGTTTATTTTCTGCAAGTAATAATGTTAATGCTTTAGTTTCATCTGATGTTCGATCTAATTTATTAATTTCTCTAGCAGACATAACTGTTGAATTTGAAGGATTATTAGAAGGATTCGTCATCTGATCTAAATAATTTGTACTTAAACTAGAAGTGGTTGGACCTGCTAAATTTGGAGATGTAACTGTTGCTGGTTGTGGAGTTCTGTTTTTATTCTTTTTACCACCATCACCGGTCATCATTGACCCAACCGCATAGCCTCCTCCTGCATAAGCCAAACCAGCCGCTAAACTTAGTCCACCTGTAAATGGTGCCAATGCGGCTCCTAGTAACAGACCTAACCCAGCACCTATGGCTCCGCCTTTCATTCCGCTTGAGTCTCCCTGTGCGACATCACTGGCTAACATTAAGCCTCCACCTAATGCCGCCACTGGTGCGGCAACTCTGGCAACACCTTTTCCTACTCTTCCCATCATACCGCCCATGCCGCCCATTGCTGAAACTCTCATGGCCGCCATTTGAAATGCCGTTCCGGCTTTCATTGCCGCTATAGCAAAAGCGACACCTATCGCACTAGTAAGTGTAGTAAACAAGACATATACGGCACCAAGTTTTAAGACAGTTCCCCAGGGTATATATTGAAATGCTTCTCCTATGGCTGTAAATAAAAAGCCTATCGTTTCAGCAATAAATGTTCTAATTGCGCCGGCTATATCTAATTGGCCTTCATTATTCAATGCTTTTATAACATTACCTACTTTCTCTGTGAGGTATTTGGTGACTTGTATCATCTTGTCTATTATGTTTCTAATAACTTTACCGTAATCGCCATCTGGAGCAAGGTCATTGAGCGTATCTCCAATTGCTTTACCTATTTCTCTACCTGCTCTTTGTAGTTCTGTATTCAAAACACTTATACCGCCTCTGCCTGTAAATGCACTAATTAATCCATCAAAATTCTTTCCTAATACCTTTGTTGTTTCTATAGGTATAGAATTTATTAAAGCATTGTAACCTCCCTTAACACTTTTCATAATGTTTTCAAAGCCTACTGTTGTTCTTTGCACTTCATCAAATTGCATACCTGTACCATCAGCAAGTTTTTGCAATCTATCTCTGGCCACACTTGCTTCTTGTTGCATGGTTATAATAGTTTCAGCAACCTGTTGCATAGGATGTCCTTCTAATCCTGCTATAACAGATAGTTGCTCTAATTGATCTTGGTTCAGACTTGCCGCATTAACAATGCCTTGAATTGCTTGAGGTACTTCATCTATTCCTATGCTACCATCTCTTAATCTTCTTGCTAAACCTTGGAATTCTGTACTAATGCTACCCCCTAAAGGAATAAGCATATTTGCAAAATCACTTATAGCACCTACACCTGTACCAGCAACACTTAGTAATGCATTACCTAAGTCTTCCCCGGACTGTGGGAATACTGCTATTAATCCTTCAACTAAGTTTTTAGCAACTGCATTCATATTTGTTGCAGAATTGGCATCTAAACTATTTGTAAATGCCTGGAATGCTTTATTACCATCCATAACACCTTCTGAACTTTGTCTTAATGCATCTGTACTTTGTCCTAATATAGCGGAGAATCCCCTTAAATTTTGTATGCTCTTCATTGTCAGTTGGGCAGTAATACTAGTATCTATTCTGTCTTTATTAAGTGTACGGGCTCTAAATTGTTGATCTTGCATAAACATTTCTGTCGCTTCATCAAGTGCTACACCCAATGCTAAACCATTGTCAGTCATTTCTAAGAATGAATGATTTAATCTCATTAAAGTTTGCTGACCCATAGTACTCATTGCTCTAGAATATTCTGCTAAAATACTTATAGATTGTTCTGTTGTAATTCCCATTAGGTTCATTGCAATAATATTATCTAAAGTACTTGCAGTACCTACGCCTAGTTGATCTCCAAATGCCTGACCTTGATCTGTAAGTGTTCTTAAACCATTTCCTAAGTTAGCAAAACTTCCTATTAATACACCACCTGCTGTACCAAGTACAACTGCTAATCCTTTAACTGCTGAAACAAGTAAATCAGATCCTATTCTACCACCTTTTTCAGCACCTCTTTGTATTGCCGCGGCAGTTTTTTCTATTTCTTTCTTTCTATCTGATTTTTCTTGTTGTCTAACTTTCTCTAACTTTTGCCTAGTTTTTTCTTCTTCTGTTTGTATTACTTGCCTAGTTGTTTCTTCCGCATCTTCAATTGTTTCAGTTGTTTCGGCTGTTTGGCCTTCTAATGCTTCCTTATATTTCTCCGCAAGTTCTTGTAAGCCTTTTGAATTTTCGTTTCCCGTGGCGGATACTGCCTTTACAAGGCCTTCCATAACATCTCTAAGTGTTTTATCTAGAACGTATGCTGGTAGTTTTGCTTTATACTGAGAACCACCGCCTGACAGATCCTGTATATCTGCCTCAAATTCATTTCCTGTTGTATCTGCCATTTAAACCAACTTTTATTATATGCGTATTTAACTTTGATAAATACTTGTAGAACATAACTACTCTACTATATTTATCAGAGTAATTAACAGGAGTTTTAACTATGGCAAAACAAAACAATAAAAATCCTCTAGCAGGACATTTTAGAACGCCAAGATTATATACAGGATTACCAAGTGGCGGTACTTACTATGATGACAGCATTATAGATGTCACAAAAGACGAACATGCAGTTTTTTCTATGACTGCAAAAGATGAACTTATAATGAAGAACCCAGACGCATTACTTAATGGCGACGCCGTTATACAAGTAATAGAAAGTTGCGTACCGTCTGTAAAAGATGCATCAAGACTTTATAGCAATGATGTAGATGCTATTCTTATTGCTATTCAAGGAGCCACATTTGGAGATGATATAGAAGTTACAGCACAATGTGATAAATGTGAAAAAGAAGTTACGCAAATTTTAAGTGTTGAAGGTGTTTTAACAACAATGTCTGTATTAAAAGACTCTTACGAATTTACTACAGAAAGTGGTTTATTAATTAAACTACAACCATTTAGTTATAGATCTGCTGTAAGGGCCGGTATTGCAAATTTTAGAAGTACTAGAAGTTTACAATCTATTACAGACATACCAGACGAATTAGAAAGAGTTCAAGCATTTAGTGAAAACTTTTTAGAACTTGCACAATTAAACTTTGAATTGCTAGTAGATAGTGTTAGTAGTATTACTATAGCAGGTGAAGAAGAAAATACTGTAGTTACTGATATTTCTCAAATTCGTGAGTTCCTAGAAAATTGCGATAGAAAGATTGGAGATCAAATATCAACCTTTATAGAAGAAATAGGAAAGATTGGTATTACTAGAAACATGGAAAGTTCATGTGACAATGAAGAATGTGTGAATTCACCGGAAGAACCATATGTATTTGAAAGTGAGGTCAACTTCAATCCAGTAAATTTTTTCACCGCTTCCTAGCTCAATCAGAGCCTGAAGAGATTGTGGCATATCTTGGGAGGCTGAAAAAAGAAACAGACGCCCTAGAAAAAAGTTTAACAGAACTAGTAATTTACAGTCAAGGTGCTATTCAATGGAACGAGATATGGTATATGTCTGGACCTCAAAGAGAGTTACTTGCAAAAACATTAGAAAACTATATGAAGCAAAAAGCAGGAAAGTCAGTAACAGAAGATTTATAAATGACTTGGTTACATAACAAACAAGAAATAACTGCACTTCCTGAGGACTGTGAGGCCTTTGTATATATTATTACAAACAAAACAAATAATAGAAAATACGTAGGTAAGAAACTTGCAAAATTCAAAACAACCAAACCGCCCTTAAAAGGAAAAAAGAATAAAAGACGTGGCACAAAAGAAAGCGACTGGAAAACTTATTGGGGCAGTAACGATCATTTAAAAGCAGACGTAGAATTATTAGGGGAAGATAACTTTCTAAGAGAAATTTTACACTTTTGCCCAAGTAGAGGTGTTGCTAGTTACTTAGAAGCACAAGAACAATTTGAAAGGAAAGTATTACTCACAGACGATTATTATAATGGTATTATTAATGTGAGAGTAGGCGGCTCAGAAATCCTTAAAGAATCATTAAGAGATTGATAACTATTTGCTGATAACAACTCACATCATGGCACTTCACAGACGTTAAGTCAAGGCACACAAGGACTATACACCCGCCCCAACCGAGGCAAATAAAATCGGGCTCTTTGACAATCCAGTAACCCTGGTGCGGGAACTAGAGATGTATAGCGGCAAAGATACAAACACACGTTAAACAGTATTAAAAGGATATAGGCTCTGAGAAAAAGCAACCTATAAGTTACATAACTAACCTTACCTAGGTTATGTAATTTCCGTGAGATTCGTGACGGTAGTGTATGGGGACATAAGGCTCACCGGTTCCTAATAGCACCCGAGGTTAAGATGGCAATGCATCACATGATGACATCATTCTCACCTGTATAGGTGAGTTATGGCTTCAACATACATGATAACGGTCTACTTAAAAATAATTTCAAACAAATGAAAGAGTTGAGTGAAACGAAACGATTGAATGTAGTTTGAAAAGGTCCGTAGGACCTAAACTGTTTCCAAGTGTTGTTTAATATGTTTACAGTTGCCTCTAAAAGTATAACCAGGACATGTGCAAGTATTATTTTTAGTGTCCAGCAAATAAACATTACCTTTAGAACCTTGTATTTTAATTATATGACTTTCTAGTTCTTCTGCTCTTTCGCCTATTTTTACGAATTTACGTCTTGCTTTACTAAATTGTGTGCTAGGAACTTTAAGAACTTGCAGTTCAGAATCCTGATCTACTTGATAACCTACAAGTCTGCCTGAGGAATTCACATGATAAACTCCATTGTTTACCTTGTACTTCCCCCAGTCAGTAACTTCTTGTAATATTTCAATCATTAAGCAACTTCAATCATTGAAAGTGGAACATTATAACTGCCACCTTGCATATCAACAACACAACGTTTGATGTTTACTTTCTTAATAACACCAGGCGTTCTTTTTGTTTTCTGTACAACAAACACATTATCACCAACACTTAATGTTGCTTTAGTTTGTGTTTCCATTACAGTTCTAGTATAACTGATTAAAGATTGTAACTCTGAAGTAGTAAAATTACCTCGCATTACTTCTTGTTTTATTTCATTTAATGACATATTAACTCCCTTGTTTTTATTTAATATACATATAGTATAGCATAAAAGCACAACTTGTCAACCGTTTTTATTGCTTTTTACAAAAATAATTTATAAATAGGATTGTAGCAAATGCTACTATTACACACATACACACAGGAGAAAAATATGAATAGTAATAAAACTGGGTTCGAAATCAGAGCCGATCTACTTAACCAAGCACAAGGAATTCTAGAGCAGAATTACGAAAGGCAAAAAGAAGCAATCTATAGTCACAACGAATCATTTCCAAATGATAAAAAGTCTATACCTGTTATGGAAATAACAGCGGCAGATGTTATTGTAACTGCAAGAGAACTTAATGCTTTTGTAACTGAAAAGTAATATTAAAAAGGTGAAAAAGGGACTTTAGGTCCCTTTTTTATTGAAAAAAGACTGTACATTAATACCAGGATCTAAAGGCTTTTTATCCCAAGTAACGGGTCTTATGTATTTTTTATTGCTAGGAGTTGCATCAAAAGGCAGATCACTATAGTCTAATATTTCACAATCATACTGCTTTGAATAATCACCTATTAATTCATAACAGTTAATTAAATATTCCACAGTACGGTTCCACCAATCTTGATCAAAAATAAGATGCTCTTGTTCTCTTACTTCCCCACTAAAATGATTAGACTTTGTGGCAATATAATGACTTAAACATTGTGGGTAAAAATCTCTTGTTAAAATAAAAATTTTATCAGACGTATCTAAAACTAACTTATCAAATTTAGGACGTCTAGAAGTTGTTACTGTGATGTTAGTATCAGGATCAGTAAATCCCCAATTGTTTTTGAGATGATTGGGGAAAACTTTTAAAACAGTTTTTGGATTGTCTTTTAAATATGATAATGCTTTGGCTTGTTCTATATTAGAATTGTATTTTGGGTCTTCAAATAATTCATTTAGATTTTTAAAGCCATGTAGATCTGACAAATACTGACAATACCACGTACTACCTGTTCTTGGTGTTGTTAAAACTGTGATCATTGCTAATTAACATATTCAGTATCCGTATTGTAAGCAGTAAAACCTCCTTCTTTTACTACAGTTAATACATTGTTTACTCTACCAACTAGTTCCTCTTTATGTGATATAAGCATAATATTTTTACTTTGTTCACGATGCATTTTCTTAAGTATTCCTAGAGCATTCTCAACACCCATACTGTCCATTCCACTATCAATAAGTTCATCTACACACATAAGATTCATTGGCCTATTTAAACTTTCATACATATCTCTAAATGCCCAACTTAATCCTAGTATAAGTCTATTACGTTCTCCTCTACTTAAATTATCAAAGTCTAAATCTCTACCATATTCAGTAATCTCAACACCGAGATCACTAGCAAATTTAACATCGTGTGGTAATCCTAATTTATCTAGATAATGTGCAAGCCTGTGATTTAAGTATGCAATATTTTGGTCTATAATTTTCTTACGAATAAAACTGTCTTTACTAGTTAAAAGTTTGTGTAAGAAGTCTTGATGTTCTTGCAAATAGGTAAGTTCATTCATAGTGTCAAAATTAACTTCTTGTATTCCTGTTTCCTGTAAAGATTCTATTTGATCTGTGTAAGGATTTTCTTCTAATGCTTTTTCTTCTAGTTGTGTTCTCATAGTTTCTACATTATGTTTATGTTGTAATGCTTCTTCCAGAGTGCTATAAAACACATTTGGGTCATCTTCTATATTTAGGAAATCCACTAATCCTTCTTGTATTTCTTTATTCCTAACTTCCAATTCTGAAAAATATACTTCCTCTTTGCTTATATCATCTACAAGATCTTGTGTGTATTTTTCGTGTGTATCTAAATGTGCTGTAGGTTGCTCACAAGTTGGGCATATTCCTGCTTTGGCACTTTCCAATGCAGACTTTAAATCCTCTAATTTAGAAGAACTTCTTTTTATACTTGTACTGATACGTTTTTCTTCTGATTGTAAAACTTGCAGATTAGTTCGTTGCTCTTTTAATTCTACCAAAAGTTTATGGTTGTCTAGTTCTTGATCTATGTCAATTGTTTCCAAAGCAACTATTTCCTCTCCTAAAGAAATAATTTTATCTTCCTTATTCTTTTCCCATGCTCTACTTCTACTTTCTATTTCCTGGATATTTTTTTCTATTCTTTCGTTACTTTTATTAATAGCATTAATTGTTATTTCTTCTTCCTTAATAGATTCTCTTGTAAACTTTTGTCTCTCTTTTAATATTTCTGCTTTTAAACTTAATTCAGTAATACCAAGTAACTGCTCAATCATGTCTCTCTGATCGTTCGCTCTCATACTAAGGAAAGGTTCTGTATATGTATTAAGTGCAATTAAGTGCTTAAACATATTATGTGGGAAACCTATAATTTTTTCTATTTCTTTTTGTGTTTCCCTGCTATCACCTTGTTGTTCTTCTGAAAAAGCATCTTCTCCATTTACAAGTAATTTGAGAACATTAGGACGTCTTCCTCTTTCTATTCTATATTCTCTTCCTTCTATTTCGAACTCTACGGTAACAATCATGCCTTTACCGTTTGTTTTGTTTATTAAATTGTCTTTTCTAATATTAGTTAAAGCATCGCCATACAATGCATAACTTAATGCATTTATTATAGTAGTTTTACCTGTTCCGTTTCTGCTACCATCACCGCCCATGTCTAAGTTATGCCCTAGTACAAGGGTAAGTTGACAGTTGTCAAAATTTACTGCCTGTGTGTTGTTACCCACACTCATAAAGTTTTTTGCACTTACGTTTTTAATTTTTAGCATTATTCGGTGTCTATACTGTTATAAATTTCAACCAACTTTTCTTTATCGATTACATTTGATTCTATTGTGTCTAATTGTGCTAATACTATTTGATTTACACTTTCAAATTGTATTTCGCCTCCCTCAAATTCTTCCTCTTCTTTTACAGGAATAAGTTGGAGTTCTCTTACATTATATTGTTCTGCAAATTTCTCTCTAATAAAATTTGCTTCTTCATAACTTATGCTAATATCAAGTTTAACTCTTGCATAAGTGTATTCGTCAAGTAAGTTTTGATGATCGTCTAAAAGTTCTTTAAGTGTAAACACTCTATACTTTGGACACATTTCCCAATTAACATATTGAGGTTCTTCTCCCCATGTTAGAAACATAGCACCACGTTCGTCATCTCTGACATCTGCGTAATTATGTGGGAAAGCATTGCCTATATAATGTATATTATTTTTATATTGACGTTTATGAAAGTGACCACTAAAAACATACTCAGGACCACCTAGCATTTTATCGTTAATGCCTCCATGGTCTGGCATTTCTACCATTGCATTCATTTTAAAGTACGGAAGTTCAAAGTGACCAAACATGTATTTAACTTGCATTTTGGAAACTGTTTTATAATCGTCTCCCACAAGCCAAGGTATAATAGCAACATCATCTTGTACTAAGAAGTCGTCACACATTACAAAGTTAGGCAAGTCACGAGCATATTCTATGCTGTTCATATCTCTTTTATCTTTGTAATAAAGGTCGTGATTACCTGTTATAAAATACACTTTCTCAAATGCATCATTTAATTTTTTAAGATCTATAATAGATGCATTCATTGTTGCGACACTAATACTTGCTCTGTGATGATTCCAGTCGCCGAGGAATATACAGGTTTCAGCATTTCTGGCTTTTGCTTCTGCAATAAACCAGTCTACATACCTGTGACAATCTTCTAAATGTAAGCGACTATTCTGTTTTAATCCGTAGTGTATATCCGTAAAACAGGCCGCTGTCTTAAACAGTTGCGCCATATGTTTTAATTGTTAATATCACTTTGGGCATCATTTTCAGCCGCTTCACGAAGTTGCCTCATTTCTTCTTCGTGTTTAATTTGTCTACCATAACTAGGTAAATGACCTTGTTCTATTAATATGTCATCTCTAATCATTTGGTTACGTTTTTCTAAATTTAAAATTCTAGTAAAACTATTATTAACTGCGGCCGTATAATATGCAAATGGATTATCTGATTTTGCTTCATTGAATTGAAGACCAATTTGACTTAATTGTACTAATGCTTGTCCACGCATTTCATCTACATAAGTATAACCTCTCCAGTTTGCTCTATGAGAATACCTCTCTACAAGTTTTAAAAACATTGTTCCTAACTTGTTAGTGATCTTTCCGTGATCTACACTAAAGTGACCATTACTTAAACTGCCCTGCCAATGACTTCTAGCAACTTCTGTTACCTCACCATTTACATAAGCATAATGCTTAAAGGACGGAAAGTTTACTTTAGCCTTAGTTTCTGCTTCGTTTTTAGGAATCCTTTTCCTTCCTGGTTCATCAGGAATGTGTTCCATAGTCATTACACGAAAAACTAACTCTTCTTGTGGAATACTTTTAGGGTCCACAGCAAACTCTTTCTGCTTGGGTTTATTTTTGTAATCTTTTGGGTCATGATCTGCCATTGCGGCTTGATAACCAATTGACTGCATTATAGAAGCACGATTTTCTCTTGCTAATTTAATACTGTTTCTGTTTATTTTTTTGACATCCTGTAGAATAATATCATATTTTGCATACATATCATCTGAAATATAGCAATATGACATTTTACTTTTGTCAATTTCTTTAAGAATATCTTTATTATTAAGATAATTTACTTTTTTAGGCTGTGCCATTAACTCTCCTCAAAATTATAATTCATTTATATTGTTAGTATTATACACAACTATTGCGTATTGTCAATGTATATTTAGCCACTTTTATGGATTAACAATAGTTTTAATGAATATGATAAATATATACACAGGAGATTATTATGTCGTTCTTTCAAAAGAGTGTAAACAGTTTTTTAAACAATAAGATAAGTGATAAAATATCAGGTTTAGATCCGAATGTTCAATCTATATTTTGGAACCTTATGGGTAAAAAGTGGAGTGACGATTATACTGATGGCTTACAAATAGATGCAAGAATAAAAAAAGCAGAAGCATTAGCGGCGGCAACGGGCATAGTAGGCGGAGTACAAATAAAAGATGAAGGACTACAAGGAGATATTGCTAATTTTGATTGGAGAGCAAGATTAAGGCCTAAAAACGGTGGTAAGAATAAAGTTTATGGAATAGACGCAGATGATCCTAACGGACTATTAGCACCTTTAAATGCAACAGGCGGTTTAGTTTGGCAAGTCACACCTCAGATATACTTGTCAGGTGTAGCAGAATATAATCAAATTGCACCACATGGTACAAATTATCCTATATACACATATATTAAAAGTACACCTCCAGCATTACCTGTACAGGCTGACTTTTATGCTAATGATATTTTTGATGGTCATTACTTACTAGCAATGATGCATTTTTTAAGAGTGTCTACAAAATCATATTTTGGAGAATTATCCGTAGCAAGGGGAACTTATGGTACACCACCTCCTGTATTGTTATTTGAATACATGGGAGATCATGGATTTAATAAAGTGCCAGTGCATATACAAGACTACTCTATACAGTTACCAGATGATTGTGATTACGTTCCTGTTGAAACCAATGTAGGGAGAAGTGAGAAAAAAGAAACAACATTCGTTCCAACTAGAATGAATGTCATGGTAAACCTTATACCACACTATTCCCCTAGAAAAACAAGGGAACAATTTGACTTGGAAGGATTAAGAAAAGGAACATTATACAAGGGTGGATTTATTTAATGGCTACATATAAAAACGATTCGTTTGTTAAAAAAACAAATTTAATTGATGGTACATTTTTAGATGTAAACAACTTGCCTCGAGTACCTCAAAGTATTTACGATGAAGAGTTTATCATTACAGAAGAATTTAATCAACGTCCAGATCTTTTATCTTTTAAATTATATAATACCTCTAGACTATGGTGGGTATTTACTATGAGAAATTTAGATAAATTGCACGATCCTATAAGAGACTTCAAACCAGGATTAAAAATTAAACTACCCTCACCGGACATGGTGGCTAATTTATATTCGAGGTAAATCATGTCTGATAATTCAGCAGGAGACAAAGATTACGGAATTTATATCCATGATGGATATAAGGGCGATGGCTATCGAATAAAATCTGAAAGAGGAAAAGAATTCTTTAATGCGGCTGAAGGGTACGAAAAAATGGGAACGCCCTTTACGTTTGATGATATAGATGGTCGTCTTACCCAGATGTTCGGTAATAAAACAGAAGATTTCACTGCAGAAGAATTAGACGATTTAAATCATTTTAGACTGATGGCCGGACTTGAAGAAAGTGGGCAACTGGGTGATGAGAAAGCAGGTGATACAATTCATGACCATGTTTACAGTCCTTCCAGATATTTAAGAAATCAAGTTATGCCAAATGTTATGGACAAATACGATTCTCCTAATTATGTTTTTACTTTGTATATGCTTAAACAAAGCAAATATGCTGAATACCAATCAGGAACAGAAGAACCTGATAATGAGGACGAATCAAAAGAACAAAGGGAAGACACAGTAAATGCCACTAAGGCAAATGCAAAAACAAGAAATTTAAATAAACCTGCGCCAGAAGATATTGTAATTATAGCACAAACAGGTGCAACTGATTTAGGTATAGATAATGTAGAAATTATGTCTTTAAATGGTATGGATAGTGATATGAAACCGTTAAAGATAGAGTTTACAATTACAGAGCCAGGTTCAATTACCTTATTAGATAGACTTGCAGAAGCAAGGGCATATTGTGGATATAGACCGGAACCATCTACAGTACCAGGATTATTTTTAGAATTAAGTTTTAGAGGATATACAGACCCAACTAACAAGGACAGAGACGAAGGCGGTAAGTTAGAAAATATTCCATTTGGTGTGAGTATAGATAAACCGTCAGGTGAATCGGCAACGACTAACTCTGATATTAAATGTTCTACAGTAGAATTAACAGAATCATACTTTGAATTAGGTGGTGTAACTTATGATATGGCAATAAGTGCGGAACAAGGTTCCGTTTATGGATTTTCTTGTTATAGACAGCAAACAGGTGGTAGAGACACTATTGTACTAGGTAGTACAATGACTATATCAGGAAAAAACTTAACAGAATTATTTGGTGGATTGAGGAAGACCGAAGTAAAAAACGAATATGGTGAAACATCAATACAAGAAGACGGCTTCGGATTAGAATATGCATATAACAAAAATTTCGATCAGATCGACAAAACTGATACGGAAGATAAGGATTCTCAGAAAAGAACTATAAATCATAGTAGATCAATCACAATAGATATAAGCGACTTTATAGAAAATAGTAAAACAACAGGAGATGATGATCCTAGTGCAAATGAAAAATCTGTACACAAAACAGAAAACACCATTTCGAATTCTATATTAAAAGACTTTAGTAAATTAGAAACTTTTGCAAAGTCAGGCACATTTGCACAGAATGACGACGGTTCAATAGACTGGACCGATGCTCAGAAAACAGGAGATGAAATTAGTAATTTAGATTATGCAAGGTCTCAAGGTGCACGTCAAACTTATGATGGCGACGGGAATTTAAACGACGACAACAATCAATACCTTGATGCAGATGGAAATTTACAAATGATGGAAAATCCAAATGAAGGCACAGCATCTATAGAACATACTATCTCAGTGGGTGGTGCTTCTGCAGATGTATCTATGTATTCTAAATATACAAAAATAGACGGAAAGGAAGTATATACAGACCCTATTATAGAAATACGTTTACCAACAGGTACACATCTTAAAGATGCCATGTATCTAGTATTATCTTTAAGTGAAGATTTTGTTAATAAAGCAATAAAAGTAAAGAATCCCGGATCAACAGATAGAGCCGAGGTAGTTGATTCATCATATGTAAGATGGCTTACTTTAGACACGAATCATTATTATGATTATAGTGATGATGGATATGATGAAGAAAAAGGTGTTTATGATGAATACTTTTATGTAAGACCTGTGTTGAGTTATAATAGTAGTCCTAACATGATGGTATTCAGAGAAGAATTTGAAAACGTTGTGAATCCTGATATGGAATTAATTACAAGACTCATGAATGAATTAGGCATACAAAAGGAATACTATTATAGTTTTACAGGATTAAATGATCAAGTTGTAGGAATAGATTTTAATTTTGATGAGGCGTTTGCTATACAAATACCAACTTTTTCAAGGCCTAGTTATGCACAGCAAAGTATTATAGCAACGTCATCTTCTTTAAGTGAAGACCAAGCAAATAAAAATACTAACAATGCAAAGGGTGTTGGTGATCAGATGGAACAAACAAAGAAAGCATCTGGTATATTGGATTCATTAAGTGAACTTAGTGATGGTGATTTAACAAATTTTGCAGAATATGTTGGGTATTCTGACGAAGAAGTAAAACGACTTATAAATGAAAAAAATGCAAATGGAACTGGAGTAAGAGGTTCGGCAGGTTGGCGATATGAAGACCAACTACTAATGAAAGATTTGGCCTCAGCATTATCCGTAGAAGAAATAGGTGGCGCATTGTTATCAGGTTACAGCATGACTCCAGAAGGCCAAGCGGCAACGGCTCCTCAACAAGGTGACGAAGAAAATCCAATTTCAACACTAGTACTAGATTATGGTGCCAGTGGTGCCAAATACATATATGCTTCTGAATTAGTATTAGGACTAGAAGGGCAAGATGCTAAACAAATGGCAGACTTAAGATTCCAGCAAGACAGTGAAGCGGCAATAGACGAAGCAAGAAAGCAAACTCTCAAACCTAGACTGGAAGTTGTTGATGTAGAAGATACAGTTAAAGAAGCACCTATTGAAATGGATTCTATAAGACCTACTACAATGAGTCATTTAATGAGGCAGGCAACTAATGCTAGATCACATTTACAAATTGACATGTCGATAAGGGGAGACCCATATTGGTTAGGGACCGACTGTTTTTATGGACAAAGCAGAGAAAAAGTAAATGGTGCTGACTGGGTAAAGAAAACACATGACATATTGTTTGTGATGGAGGCACCTAGACGTTTAGATAATAATCTTGAAGACGAAGATAATAACACAGGATTATTTGATTACGGTAATTTAAATTATACAATGAGCGGAGTTTATCAAGTAACTGGAAGTATATCCAAATTCAGTGAAGGTCTGTTTACACAAGACTTAAATATGTTTTTTAATAGTAAATATGAGATGAGCAAAATTGAGATGATCAAGAAGACCGAAAGAAAGTGGGATGATCCTGATAATCAAAGTAATTCTAATCATTCAAATTACGATAAACCGCCAGAAGAGATACAAGCATTACTCGACGATATGGCAAACCCAGGAGCAAATGCTGATTCCCCAACACAGTCTGATGTACCAGCAGGAGAAAGAGATATTGATCATCCTAGTTATAGACCACACATAGATGATAATGCGGCATTCTTTAACAAAGATGGTTCTGAAATAAATGAAAGGTATCAATTTTATTATGTTGACTCTGCTAAACAATATCAGGTCGAAGACATCTTTGATGTTAATGTTAATAAAGGAATGTTTAACAAATATGGTGAAGAGATTAAATTTGATATACACACTAAGAAATGGAAACTAGTAGAGAATGGTAGAAAAATTTATGCAAGTCCAGGTAATCTGGTAACCTTTTATACATTCGGAGATGACGACGATACTACTACTGATGATACCCGGCCTTATTACGGAACTAATCCTATGGGGCAAAACTTA